AAGGCTGATTTTCGTTTTGCTCATGCGTTAAACGTTTTTCAAGGTTTAATAGACAAAGCCCCTACAGTAGAAGAACGCAAGCACGGGCATTGGATTGAATTAGAACCTGATAAGTATGGCAACTTTATCCAATGTAGCGTATGCGACAGCAAGTTCGGATTATATAGCAAAGACAATTATTGTCAGGCTTGCGGGGCTATTATGGAAAATAACGGAGATGACGATGATGAATAAATATATACAACAATTTTTAGACGATAATGATTTACAAGCAGGTGAAAAATTTTATATTTTGGATAAAGACCATGAAAAGATATATAATGAACTATTTTATATCAATAAAAATTTTGAAAAACCGGAAGATATTTTAAAATGTGCCAGTAGAAATGGTGGTTATTCTTATAATTTACTATGTTTATTAATTGGCAGAGCTTTTATAAAGAAAAAACCTTTTTATCCTAAATATGGTGAAATGGTTTATTATGTGACTGTTTCAGGTTATATTCAAGAAGTCAGATTTGATACGGACTCTACACTTCATCAATTATTACGCAAAGCAGGAAAATTATACAGGTCGGAAGAAGAAGCGAAAAGATATTTAGATAAAGACTATAAAGATTTAATAATACAGGAGGAAGAATAATGAAAGAAGAAACAATTATTCAGATTTTAAATAGTTTAACCACAGTAGGCGAAAAAAGTTTAGATGATTTAATTGAATATTATGGGCATCATATGTTTAATGATTTAATTGCAATGGTATTTTTCGAAATTTTTATAATTTTTATTTTTTATCTTTTTTATAAGTTATTTCCAAAATATAGGCATAAAGATGATATATTGTTTATCATAACTTTAATATCTGTTATTCTTGGCATATTAAGTATAGGTATGGTGTGTTGTTTCATTACTGGCGTCAGTGAGTATTTAGCCTATTTACAAAATCCGTTGGGGGCAACTTTGAATTATTTAATAACTGGACGGTAATTATTAGGAGTTAAATTTATGAATGGTAAACTTGATTCTTTTATTTTAGGTATATTATTTACTGTCAGTCTACAACTATATATGCGCAATAAATCTTATTTTAATCTGATTATATGTATACTTTTAATTTTGTATGCTATAAGACAAATAATATTTTAAGGAGAATTATTATGTTATATCGTTTTATTTTTAAAATACTAAAAGAATTAGCGGAAACTCAGCAAGATTTAGAAATAACAAGATCTAGTAACATGACAATTTTGACTTTATTATTAGAAAAGAAAATCTGTAGTAAAGAAGAATATGTTTCTACATTTAATGAAATACAATCTAAGAATATGGAAAATATTAATCAAATTAAGAATAAAATTCACGAAATAGAAGAACAAATTAAACAATATGAACAACAAATGAGAAAGAAGGGTTAATAATGTTAGTTAAAGCTACAGCTATAGTTAAATTTAGTGGTATTTATAAATGGGATATTATCAATCCCCTTAAAGATTGTCTTAAAAATGGAAAACCGATAAAAAATGAACAACTGGGGTATGAATGTAATGTTTTTGATTTATTCATTCACGATGCAACAAAAGCCTTTGTAAACGCCGAATTTAAATTAAAAATAGGGGTAATTTTACCTGTCACAGAAGAACAATTTATAGAAGTCAATAAAAATATTAAAGATATTGTAAATACAGATACTGCTATTATAAATTGTGGTGCGTATGGTAAAGGTAGAATATATCATTTAGAATGTACTAAATTAGCAGATAGTGAAAGAGGTAGATTATAATGGAAATTATTAATGATGAAAATTTAACTAAACTTATCGAGGCCATGGTTTGTGCTTGTCAGGAAGATGAAGATGTTACAATAAGACAAAATGCTTTACAATGTATTTATGAGTTAACAAATAAAATACTAGATATGCAAGTTAAAGATAAGTATTTAAATCCAATAGTTGTTGATATTAATCAGAAATGAGTGTAGAAAATGAATCTAATAGTTAATTCAGAATTATTTGAAGCTTTTACTAAAGTATTACATTATTTAAAAATTCATAAAATTGATTATATTAAAACTAATGATATTAAAATGATTGTAAAGCCAACACAAACAAAAAAAGTTATTTATAAGGTTCGGCAATATAGGGAGAAAAAACGATGGACAAGGGAAGCTTTATCCGCCGTTTCCGGAGTAGCCCCTACAACTATTAGACTTATCGAAACAAATACCAGTGATAGACAGAATAGTGTTCGATTAAGTACCCTTATCAGTCTTGCACAGGCTTTAAATGTAAAAGTTAAAGATTTATTCGAGGAAGTGAAGGAATGAAATGTACTATTTGCAATAAAGAAAGTGATAAATTAGTAGATTGGATTCCTAAATGGTTTTCTCCCTATCAATGCACAGAATCACAACTTGAAACCGTTACTTTACACGTTTGTAAATCCTGTATGGCAGATTTATACTTAAATAATATTTATGTGCAAGAGTGCATTGTTTTCATTCACCTAAAATATTATAACGCTGCCTTGAAACAGGATATATTACACATGGCAACAAAAGAATTTATTAATTTGTTACAAAATAAATTTGAAAGGAGAAAAGAAAATGTTCACGGAAACTGAAATCTTTTTAATTTTACTTATTCTTTGTAGTATTATTGTTAATGTGGTATTATATTTCATGTGGAATATAGCTACAAAAAAATTTTCAGAATTACAAAAACAATATATTGATTATTTAACTAAATGTTCTAATGATTTGAAAGAAAAAGAATCAATCTTAAAAGCCTATGATACATCCTTGCATAATAATAAGATTCTTTGCGAGGCTGTTAAAGAATTATTAAAACCTGATGCAGATACAGTTAAAGTCAGTCGTAAATTGGAGGAAATAAAATGTTTGAAATGATATGCAATGGTTTTGTTGGAGTTGCAATCGCTTTTTGCTTTCTTAAATCACAAGCAGGTTTTTGGATAACTTCCATAGAAATTTTATTAGCCTGTATTTTATTTATGTTACTTAGAATACATATGCTGTTATGGAAAGGATTGAATAAGTAATGTTAGAGTTTTGTGTGGTTGCATTTATAAGCACATTAGGAGCTTTTGTGTTTTCTGATGTAATTATGAATTTCTTACGTTGGTTAACATGGATACTTGGCTATCATTTAGAGCAAGGTGATAGAGTTCTTGTTTCCGGAGTTGGTTTAGGCATCGTTTCTCACGCTTTAAATCCTGAATTAGTTAGTGATTCTGAAGATATATATGCGGTGAAAATTGATAAATGTGATGAATATTATATTGGAGCTTTCAAATTTTATCAAATTCATAGAATTTATCGTAGAGGTGAAGATAATGCGTAATTTTGAAAAAGTATCAAAAGTAAAGGAAGCTTTTATTCCACAAAGAAAAACAAAAAAATCAGCTGGTTATGATTTTTTTGCTCCGTGGGGAGGAGTAACTTTAAATCCAGGACAATCTATTCTTTTTAAAACTGGTATCAAATGTCAAATGAATGATGATGAAGTTTTGTATATTCATATTCGTTCTAGTTTAGGTATTAAATATAATTTACAGTTAACTAACGGGACAGGCATTATTGATGCTGATTATTATAATAATCCGGATAATGAAGGAGAAATCCTAATTGACATTACTAATAGAGGTAATGCTCCCTATACTTTTAGAAAAGGCGATCGTATTGCACAGGGTATTTTTCATAGATATCATACTGTGGATACAGAAGATGTAGATAATCTACCCGAAAGAGTTGGCGGAGTAGGAAGTACAGGCAAATGAAAATGCCTTTATATTAGGAGTTATAAAGGGGGTTAAGGTGTTTGGTTATACAGAAAAATATAACAGTAAAGGTTTTATCTGAGCTTGGTATAAAAATTCAACAAAAGTTTAAACTTTATGATGGGTTTACTGGAAAGTACTATGGAATATTTTATTTCGGTTCTAACCTTACATTATGGAAATGTTATAGTGATGAATTTGACGAGGATTATTCGGCCGTTTCTAAAAGTTGTGAATATCTTTTATACATTTTAAATGGAACACACTTGTTAGAAACAAAAGATAGTTGACATTTTTAACTTTCTGTTCTACAATTAAATAAAAGATACGAATAAGGATATCTTTTTGGTATCCTTATTTTTATTTAGAAGGAGGTTAATTATGGCAGCATTAGTATCTCTTGCAGGTATTCTAACAGAGCAAGAAGAAGCGTTCTGTATGGATATTGCAATGGGTGTTCGATATGTTGATGCTTTTAGACAACATTTTCCGGAAAAATTAGATACGGTAAAAAGTGTTGGTGCATCGGCTTATTCGAAAGCACAGCAACCTGCAATCGCAAATCGTATTAGAAAATTAATTGAGGCTAGAGAACAGGAACAGTTAAAGTCTATAAAATGGTCTAAGGAAGAATCCATTGAAAAACTTCGTTATGTTATAGCTACTTGCCAAAATGAAATGGAACGTGTTAATCAAGCCTTTGAAGAAGAATTACAATTCCTTCAGGAACAAATTGAGGAAGAAGAAGACCCGAGGGTTATTAAAAGTCTTGTAAATAAGATGATTAAACTTCGTCAGAAAAATCATCTTAATAAAATTCAAGTCACAGGTATTGTTGATGCAGTTAGTGAGTTGAATACTATGCACGGCTTTAACGAAAATAACGTCAATGTTAATAGTGCTGTTTCTTTCGTTGGGGAAGAGGATTTGGAGGACTAAATGACTACGATTAATATAGCAGAAGTTGTTGGTCGTGGTTACGCCAAATTTTGGAACTTTAAAGGTCGTTATAGATGCTTAAAAGGTGGTCGTGGTAGTAAAAAATCCTGTACTACTGCTTTATGGTATATCTATAATATGATGAAGTTCTACGAACGGTATAGATTAAAACCGAATACAATGGTAGTTAGACGTTACTATAACACACACAGAGATTCTACTTATAGACAGTTGAAATGGGCTATTAATAGATTAGGTGTAGACCATTTATGGCATTGCACAGTTAATCCTTTGGAAATCACTTATAAACCTTCCGGACAAAAGATATTCTTTAGAGGTATGGACGATGCACAATCAATCACATCTATTACTGTTGAAGATGGATATATTTGCTGGGTATGGTGGGAAGAAGCTTTTCAATGTTCTAATGAAGATGAATTTAATAAGGTTGACTTATCAATTCGTGGCGCTATACCTTATCCATTATTTAAACAACATACTTTTACATTCAATCCGTGGTCTGATAAAATTTGGATCAAAAAAAGATTTTTTGATAAAGCCGATAATGTAAATATATTAGCTTTAACAACAAATTATCAATGTAATGAATTTTTAGGCGAAGATGATATAAAAATATTCGAGGAAATGAAACGTACTAATCCTCGTCGTTATAGTATCGAAGGAATGGGAGATTGGGGTATTGCAGAAGGTCTTATCTATAGTAATTGGGAAGAAGCTGATTTTGATATCTCATATTTTAGAGATGTTAAAAATAAAAAAGGTATTCCAATTTATAGAGATTTCAAAGGTCTTGACTTTGGCTATGCGAATGACCCAACTGCAATGAGTTGTATTTTTGTTGACGAGGATAAATACGAAATTTTTGTTTACGATGAAATTTATCGTACTCAACTAACAAATCAACAAATTCGTGACAATATTAGATATAAGGGATATATGAATGATGTTATTATTGCAGATAATGAGGATGCGAGAACAATTAACGAATTAAGATTATTAGGTCTAAATCGTATTAAAGCTGCTAAAAAAGGTAAGGGTAGCGTTCTTGCAGGTATTCAAAAATTGCAAGATTATCATATTTATGTTCATCCACGCTGCATGAATCATGTTGTTGAATTTAGTAACTATGTATGGGATAAGGATAAAGATACTGGAAAACCAATTAATGAACCTATGGATGAATATAATCATTTAATGGACGCACTAAGATATGCAACTGAAAGATGTAATCGCAGAACATTTAGTTTTTAGGAGGTTATTATGTTAAAATTACCTGATTTTATGAGAATTGATCCAAATGACTTTAATGCAGAAAACATTCGTCGTATGAGTAGCTATGGTAAACCACAAGAAGATTTTTTAACTGGAGCTGTTCAACAATTTCAAAATAGTGCTTTGTTTAAGGAAAGAAAAGTAGCAAGAGAGTATTTTGAAAATGAAACCGAGATTGATAATAAAATAAGATTTTATTTTAATCGCGAAGGATTACAAATTATTGATAATACTGTGTCTAATGTTAAATTAAGACATTCTTTTTATCGTAAATTAGTAAATCAAAAAGTTAACTATCTTTTAAGTAAAGCCTTTACTATCAAATGTAAAAATGAAGAGTTTGAACAAATCCTTCAAGGTTATTTTAATAAAAAATTTCTTCGTCGTTTACAAAATATGGTTAGACAAGCTGTTGTTTCCGGAATTAATTGGTTTCAAGTTTATTATGATGAAGATGGAAATTTATCATTTAAAAGAATTCCCGATTATGAAATCATTCCTTTTTGGGCAGATGCAGACCATACAGTTTTAGATGCAGTAATTCGATTTTATGAAATTATGGAAATTAAGCCAAATGGAGATCAAATTCCACATCAAAAAATTGAATATTATACACCTCAAGGAGTTTGGTTTTATGAATTAACAGCTGGTGGAATACGAATTGATCCGGATAAAGAAAGTTTTGTTGATAGTCATTTTCGAATTAAGAAGAAGAAAACTAATGAAAATGGTTTAATTGATACAGATGAATTTGGAAATCCTATTTATGTATCTGATCCCATGTCTTGGGGACGTGTTCCTTTTGTTTGTATTAAATATAACATGGAAGAATTGCCATTATTAAGATACATTAAAACTTTAATAGATGACTATGATTCCATTACCAGTGATATTAGTGATCAAATTCATGATGTTCCTAATAGTATTCGTATTGTTAAAGGTTACGATGGCACAGATAAAGATGAATTTATGCTTAATTTAAAGCAAACAAAAGTTGCCTATGTAACGGAAGAGGGCGATCTTACTAATTTAGATATACCTTTTAAATTAGAGGGAGCCGAATTACATTTAAATCGTTTACGTAAAGATATTTATGAAGATGGTTCGGGTGTAGATACTCAACAAGATGAAATGCGAGATATTAGTGGTGAAGCTTTAAAATTTAAATACATTGATTTGTCTTTGGATTGTAACGATATAGGTGTGCAAGTAATCGAAGCCTTAGAATCTCTTGCATGGTTTATTAAAGAACACGAAAAAACATTTAATAATAAAGATTTTACTTCTGAAGATTTCGATATCATCTTTAATACTGATATGATTACTAATGAAGCCCAAACAATTCTCGATTGTAAAAATAGTGAAGGTGTTATTAGTAAACAAACCATTGTTTCGAATCATCCATGGGTTATTGATCCAAAAGAAGAGATTCGTTTATTGGAAAAAGAACAAGAAGAAGAACAACAAAAAGAACTTGATATGCAGTTAAAATTAACAAGAGCTTCTTATGGAGGAAATAATGAGTAATCAGGATTATTGGCAACAAAGAGCAGAACGTAATTTGCAAGCTGTGGAAGATATTGCAGTTGATTATAATCTTGAACTAGCTAAAGAATATAAAAAAGTAATTAAAGAGCTTCAGGAAGAATTAATGCTTTTTTATGCTAAATATGCAGAAGAAAATAAAATTTCTTTAGAAATGGCTAAAAAAAGATTATCCGGTAAAGAATTATCAGAATTTAAAGAAATTATTCAAGATTATATTGAACAGGCTTCACAGTATGATACTAAAAATGCTCAAAGTTACCTTAAAAATTTAAAGGAACTTCAAGATCGTGCAAGATTATCCAGATTAGAATTATTAATAGCCGAATATAGGCATGCTATTGAAATGCTATTATTAAAACAGGAAGATCAACAACCGAATATATACCTACAAGGCTATGAAGATATGTATTACCATACTTTATATGACGTGCAGACTTATTCTGGCGTAGGCATGTCCTTCACTACCCCTTCCAAAGATTTAGTTATTAGTGTTCTCTCACAAAATTATTTAGGAGAGGATTTTAGTGATCGTCTTTGGAAAAATAAAGAAATGCTAATTTATAATCTTAAAAAAGAAATGCAATTAGCTTTTGCGGCTGGAAAACCATCTAGATATGTTGCTGATAAAATTGCCAGTGCTATGAATACACGCCAAGGTGTAGCAATGACTTTAGTCAGAACTGAAATGAATAATATAGCAAATCAAGCAGCGTTACAAGCTTATATACAAGCTGGCATAAAAGAATATCAACTTTTAGCAACTTTGGATTTTAAAACATCAGAAATTTGTATAAGCATGGACGGTAGAATTTTTAAAGTATCTAAAGCTGAACGAGGGGTAAACTTTCCACCATTTCATCCAAATTGTAGAACAACAACTGTTCCAGTTGTAGATGGACAATCTTATGCACAACGTATTGCTAAAGAAGAAAATTATTATATAGTTGATAAAAATATCAGTTATAAACAATGGTTAAAAGAATATGTAAATAAATAAGAACTTTTATATTGAATTTTAAGAATTTATATTGTATAATGTACTCGTAGATGATTCTACGAGTACATTTTTTATGAAAAGGAGCGAATGATATGACAAAAGAAGCCTTGATTGCTTTTGGCTTAACAGAAGAACAAGCAGAAAAAGCAATACAACTGCATAATGCAGCTATGGAAGGTTATGTGCCTAAAGGGACTTATGATGTGCTAAAGGCAGAGAATGAAAACCTTGTTGCAACAGTCAACAGCAATAAAACAGAACTGGAAAAATTGAAAAAATTTGAAGGTACTAATGCTGAACTTGCCGCCAAAATCGAAAAACTTCAGGGCGAGGCTACTACGAAGGAAACTGAGTATAAAGAGCAGCTCGAAAAATTACGCAAAGTTAATGCAGTTGAATTAGCCTTATTAGCTGGCGAAAATAAACCGCACGATTTGCAACTTGTAAAAGGGTTAATCGATTTAAGTCTAATTAAATTAGATGGGGACAAGGTTGTTAGTGGACTGAAAGAACAGGTTGAATCTTTGCAAAAAGATAAATCTTTCTTGTTTAAACCTGCGGATAATCCTGGAAATCCTAGTGGCAATACACCGAGGGACAGTGATACCAATAAAAAAGAGCCTACAACAAGTGAAGATTTCGGTAAATCTTTAGCAAAACAAAAACTTCAAATGCTTGGGATTCAGACAGAAGGAGGAAATTAAAAATGACAATGAAGTACAAAACTATTGCTTACGATTCTGCTAAGCATATTCTTGCAATGCCTGATCATTATGTACCTATTGCAAGAAAGGCCACAAAAGCCACAAAGGCTGGTGGTATGGTAGTTAAAGAAGGTGATCGTTTTATTATTAAAGCGGGTACTATTTATCCGTCTAATGACAATAAAGCGATTGGTGTTGTATTGCAAGATTATGATGTAACTGAAAGTGATGCTTCCATGGCTATTGTTTTACATGGATTTATTCGAGCAGATCGTTTACCTACTCCGCCATCAGATGCAGCACTTAAAAATTTAAGAATGATTTATTTCTTAAAAGATGACATGACCATCTTACAACCTACGGATACGCCTGTTGGTGGTTAATTATTAGTAAAGGAGAATAATAGAAATGAAATCTATTTTTGAAATTTTTGATTCAAAGGCCATTGCAGCTTATTGGACTGATGTTAATACAGCCATGAAAAATCCTATGATTGGTAGTCAATTTTTTCCTAATAATAAAAATAATGGTCTTGAGCTTGCATGGATTAAAGGTCGTAATCAACTTCCTGTTGCATTGCAACCGTCTGCTTTTGATACCAAAGCGACTTTAAGAGATCGTATTGGTGTTACTGAAGTTTCTACGGAAATGCCGTTCTTCCGTGAAGCAACTCGTATTGGTGAAAAAGAACGTCAGGATATTCAAAATCTGTTGGCTAAAGGCATTCCTTTTGCACAGCCTACTATTGCACGTGTATATGACGATATTACTCGTCTTGTAGATGGTGCATTGGTACAAGCAGAACGTATGCGTATGAGCTTGTTGGTAGATGGTACTATCTCTGTTACTGCAACCGCAGGCACTGGTCGTGATATTAGTTATCAATATAATTATGATCCTGACGGCGATTGGGCTTCCGACCATAAAATCACTTTGACTGGTGATGGTGTTTGGACTCAAGAAAAGAAAGCTGTAAATGATCCGATTGGTGACTTACTTGACGCAACAACTACAATGGCTGATCAATATGGTGTCACTCTTACTCGAGCATTGATGACAACTAAAACATTGCGAGATATGTTGGCTTCTGAATCCATTAAGAAATTTATGAATCCATTAGCAGCTCCGAATATGTTGGTTTCTAGCGCTCAGGCTAAATCCTTTGTAAGTCAAGAAACTCAACTTGAAATCATTACATATGATAAGATGTTCAAAGATGAACAAGGTGTTGACCATAAATTCTATCCTGATGGATATGTAACTTTGTTACCGAGTTATTCTTTAGGTAATACTTGGTTTGGTACTACTCCCGAAGAATATGATTTAATGAGCGGTAATTCTTCCGCTTCTGTTTCTGTTGTAGCTAATGGTGTTGCCATTACCACAGTTAAAGAACCGCATCCAGTAAATGTATTTACTGTTGTAGATGCTATTATGTTACCTTCCTTCGAAAGAATGGATGACATTTATGTAATGAAAGTTCAATAATTTAGGAGGCTAATATGTCTAAGGTTAAAGTACAGTTTCCCATAACTGTAAAATATAATCGTAAAGTATATCCTCCCTATACTGATATTATCGCCGATGAATCTGATCTTCCGGAAATGAAAAAATCTGGAGCTGTTGTTTTTGAAGAACAAGTAGAACAGGAAGAAAAACCTGTTGCAACTCCAAAAAGAAAAAAATCTAAATCTGGAAGATTAACGGAATGAAAACTGTTGATAAATCTTTAGTTACGGACATTGTAAAAGTAAAGCTCGGAGCGGATACACCCTCCGAGCCTTTACTAAAAATAACAGTAGATGAAATAGAACAGACTATTTTAAATTATTGTAATATTAATGAAATTCCTAAAGAATTAACTTATACTTTTGCGAATATGGTAGTTGACTTATTTAGGTATGAAGATGAGTTTATAAAGGCAACAACTGTTTCTGTAGAAGGTGAGGAGGAAGAAGCCGAGCCAGATGTGAATACAGGCAATATCAACTCTATAAGGGTAGGGGATACTACTATAACCTTTGGAAGTGGTAGTGATACCTCTATATATAACAAGAATTTAAGAAGTCATCAAGCTAATTTAGATACTGTTGTTTTAGATTATGAATCCCAACTGAAGAAATTTCGGAGGTTAGTATGGTGATAAAAATTGGTTTTACAAGAAAACTCTTTAAATCATTAATGTATAAAGACAGAATGGAAGTTTATCGGTTAGGTTTAACTCTGGGGGAGGACTTTACTGTATCAAATGAACAATCCGTTCAGCCTATTTATACAAAAATTCCTTGTAAAATTAGTTTGAATTATCAAGATTTACCGGAAGAAGATTCATTATTAATAAACCCAACAAATCAGCATATTGGAATTTTTTGTGATCCTTCCTATGATATTCGTAAAGGTGATAAGATTAAAGCTTATGTACTAGACGATCATGGAAATGTATTAGATACATATACAGATTATGCTGGTAGACCTGAAAAGCATACTTCCCATCAGCAATTTGCTCTTGTAAATAGGGAGTTTGCCTAATGTCTATAAAATTTGAGCATAAAGATTTTGACAAGTTTTTAAAAAATTTCGAGAACCTAGAAAAAGATTATGATTTATTTTGTCGTCAGTTTCTTTTAAAAGAGGCCATGAAGGTATTAGCTGACACAAAAGCACTAACTCCAGTTAAGACAGGGGATTTAAGAAATCGCTGGGAATTAACTCAAGTTTTTAAAACTGCTAAAGGTTATTATATTCAAATTTTCAATTCACTAGAATATGCGTCATATGTGGAAGATGGGCATAGGCAACAAGTCGGTAGATTTGTTCCTGGAATTTTTGTTGGTGGGAAGTTTGTTTATACAAAAGGAGCTAAATCAGGAATAGTATTAAAAAAGCCTTTTGTAAATGGTTTTCATATGTGTCGTATCGCGATTGATAGATATGATGATACAATTAAAGCCAACTTTGAAGCTGCATTTAAAGCATTTTATAAAGGAAAAGGATTATGATTATACCAATTAAAGGCGATTTCATTATTAGTGCAATGGCAAAAAATATTGCAAATCGGTTAAAAAATGATTCTGTAGACCCACCCATAATTCCAACTATTTTTAAAAATAAGATAATGGAAGGTGCAGTAGAGCCCTTTTTCGTATTATCTGTAATTGATGTAACACAAGAAAATGGGATGACTGCTTCGGCTTGGAGAACATATCGAATGAAAGTCGAATATTATTTAGAAGAATCCGATTATGGTAGGCATAGTGAATATCGTGATATGGCTGAAAAATTGTTTGGTATTCTAAGAATGATCGACATTCCAGATAAACAAGATGGCGATGAAGTAGTAACAAGAAAAGCAAAGGCAAGTAAGATGAATTATCAAATTATTGAAAATGTCTTACAGTTCTTTGTTAATTATAAAATTAAGGCAAAACTTATTTTGCCTGAAGAACCTAAAATGCAAATTTTGGAAATTCAACGAATGGAGGATGAAGAATAATGGCAGGTGGAACTTTTGAAGCTATGAATAAAGTTCGTCCGGGTGCTTATATTAATTTTCAAAGCGCATCTCAGCCTTTGAATATGGTAGGCGATCGTGGAATTGCTACATTACCAATTCAAATGAACTTTGGCGCTAATGATGTATTAATTAGTTTAACTCCAGAACAACTTTTAGATGGCTCCTGTGAAAGTATTATTGGCTGTAATATTATGGATGAAGAATCTTTAATATATCAGCAAGTTTTGACAGATTGTTCTAAAGTTTTGCTTTTCCGTATGGATACTGGAGGCACTAAAGCAAAACTTATTTTAAACAATCTTACGGCTACTGCGAAATATGCAGGTGTTGGCGGAAATAAAATTGCCGTTTCCGTGGTTGAAAATGGGTCTGCATTCGATGTTATTACTACTTTTAATGGAATTGTTAAGGATACACAGACAGGGACTACTGTAGGCGATATCGAAAATAATGATTTTGTTGATTTTAGTGGTACAAGTTCAGCATCTTTAACAGCTGATGCGGGCGGGGAATTGGAAGATGGCACAAATGGAACTGTAGTTAATTCTAATTATACTCGTTATTTTGAATTGCTGAAAACTGCAAAATGGAATACAATGGGTATCCCACTCGAAACATCAACTGAAATACACGCTCAAGTAAAATCCTTTATCAGTTATATGAGAGAAACAACCGGAACGAAAGTTCAGGCCGTTTTAAATAATATTGATGCGGATACAGAGGGCATTATTTCTACTCTTAATCAAGGTTATATATCCGCTCAGTATGAGATTACAGTTCCTATCTTTGTGGCTCGTGTAACTGGTATGAGTGCAGGTTGTGCAATTAATAAATCTTTAACTTATTATGCTTTTGAAGATGCAACAGAAATCATTAATCAATTGACACATGAACAAATTATTGATGCTTTAAGAAGGGGTAAATTTATTCTTTCTTCTCGTCAAGATGGCGTTGTTGTTGTTGAACAGGATATTAATACATTGCATACGTTTATTGCACTAAAAGATTATTCTTTTAGTAAAAACAGAGTAATTCGTACCATTGATCAAATTAATAATGATATTCGTTTATTATTTGAAAAGAGTTATTTAGGTAAACAGAATAATAATGATGATGGTCGAGAAATATTTAAAGCTGATATCGTTGATTACTTAAATAAACTTCAAAAAATGGGCGCTATTCAGAATTTTGACGGCTCTACAGACATTACAATCAGACAAGGTGCTAACCTTGACGAAGTTGTAGTTGAATTGTATTTACAGCCTGTTGATTCAATGGAAAAATTGTATATGACAGTAACTATTCGTCGTTAAGAAGGGAGGACTAAATAATGGCACAGGAGTATGATTATTTACGAGCTGGCGATGCCGTTTCCGGTCAAGAAGGTTGGGCAACTATGGTTGTTGACGGTGTTCTTACAGAATTGTTTATGATTAAGGATTGTACAATGACTTTCACAAAACGCAAGAAAGAATTTCGTTCTCTTGGTTTTCGTGGGGCGCAACATAAATCTTCTGGCTGGTCTGGTAAAGGTGAATTTACTCTTTACTATGTTTCTTCTGCATTTCGTAAACTTATGCGTGAATACGCTAAAACAGGTAAAGATTTATATTTCACTATTACTATCAAGAATAATGACCCAACTACCACAATCGGAAAACAGGTGTCTGCATTCTATTACTGCAATATTGATGAAGGGGTCTTGGCAAAATTAGATGTTGAAAGCGAAGTTTTGGAAGAGTCTATGACTTGCACATTCTCCGACTTTGAATATTTAGATTACTTTTCAAGCCCTAATCCGGAAATTTAATTGGAGGTTATTATAATGGAACTTTTAGATCTTATTCGAAATCGTGATATACGTGATACAAAAGAAATTGCTTTAAAAGGTGAGCTTGCAGGAATAACAATTACTATTAGAGCTATTGATGCCGATGAATGGCAAGAAGCTAGAGCTAAGGCAATTAAAATTAATGCAAAAGGTGAACCAACAGTTGATAATATGGCGTTATCCAGTAGCTTAATGGCTATTGGCTGTGTAAACCCTAATTTCCGTGACCCGGCTGTTTTAGGTGGTATTACAGTTCCAACGGAGTTTGTTAAAGCTAAATTTAAACCCGGCGAGATTGAATTTATTGCAAATAAAATCATGCAACATTCTGGCTATGGTGAAGAGGCTGTTGACACAGCAAAAAAGTAAAACAGCTCTTTAAAGAAGGAGATTCCGATACAGTGGCAGCATTTTGGTGCTTCAGAAGACTTCATTGGAAGCCTTCTGAATATCTAAATTTACCAATTTCAGAAAAAGCCTGTGTGCTGGCATTTATTGAAATCGCCGCTAAACAAGATGCTGAATTACAAAAGAAAACGAAAACATAAAAGATAGCGAGGTTAGCCTATGGAAGTCAGGAATACATTATATTTAAACGATCAAATGTCCCCTGTGCTAAATAAGGTTTTAGCCTCGCTTCGTCTTACTTTAACGGCATTAAATCAAACGCCGGGCGAAGCGAGTCTATTTAAAGCAGCTTCGCGGGATATATCAAAAGCTAATGCTTTACTTAAAGATTTTAATTCTGATGTTAATCGTTCTCAGAATTTAATTAAGGGGCTTGGCTTTAAAGATGAAAATCCTATTGGAAACGTATTTTCAAATGCAATGAATCCTTTAACAGAATTATTAGCTGGTGTATATTTGTTGAAAAGTACCATTTCAGAAATTGGACGTGTAACAGATATAGGCGATGCCTTAATGTTAAATGCAGCGAGATTAAATATTATTAATGATGGTTTAAGAACACAAGATCAATTATCCAGAGATATTTATGATTCTGCACAAAGATCAAGAGATGACTATTTAGCTACAAGCCGAGTTATTGGTCGTATGGGTATTCTTGCAGGACACGCTTTTGCAAATAACAATGAATTAATAGCTTTTACTGAGTTAGTAAATAAGGCTTTCCTTGTTGGTGGTAGTACACCACAAGAACAAAAAGCGGCCATGTATCAGCTCACACAAGCTATGGCCTCTGGAAGATTGCAAGGCGATGAAATGCGTACTATTCGCGAATCTGCTCCTTTAATTAAAAAAGCTATACAAAATTATATGGGACTTGATGATGCAGCTTTTAAAGAAGCACAAAAAAATGGGGAAATAACTGCTGAAGTAATTAAGAATGCAGTTTTTCAAAAAGCTACAGAAATTGAAAATAAATTTAATGAACTTCCTATAACATTCGGTCAAGCTATGACGATGGCTGGAAATAGTCTGCTAATTGGTATGGATGAAGTATTTACAGGCATTAGTACCAGTGGCGTAGGAATGATTCAAACACTTGTAGAAAATTTTGATATATTAGCTGGAATTTTAGGCTACATTGCAGGCGTTTCTCTTGTTATATTAGTTCGTAATATTGCAGCAGCGCTTCCTGGAGCCGCTGCGTTGGCATTAAGTTTTATTGCTATGAATTGGCAAGTATTGCTCGTAGTAGCCGCCGTCGGAATGTTAATGAAATTATTTTTAGCTTTTCCGGAAGCTTTTGGAGTTATTATGGGTGGTATTAATGCAATGAAAACAGCCTTTATGAATTTAGTAAAAATGGTTGCCGATTATTTTATCTTACTATTTAATAACATAATTCTTCGAGGAATGAATTTTGTTTTAGATAAATTAGGTAAAGAAAAAATTGGTTATGTAAGTATGTTTGCAATGGAAGATGTGGGGGCTAGTTATAAATCAGGTTATGATTGGGGAATTAATTTTGCTAAAGATACTAACACTAAAATAGACGGTTTTTTAAATACCATGAAAAATACATTTAATCCAAACGGTGTTGGAGCTACTGGTGGAGTTAAAGCTAAACCTATTACAGATCTTGATACTGTTGGCGAAGTAAAAAATGTTAAAGGTGGTAAAATTAGTCTTGATGAAGATAGTATTAAGTGGATTAAAGAATCTCAGGCAATAGAATTTGTGAATAGGTATACTACAATGCGTCCAATTATGCGAGTTGTGTTTGGAGATGTACATCAAAATGCAGATGTGGGGCAAATTGCAGATGATTTGGCGGATATGTTTGAAAATGCCTATAATTTAAGTGTTGGAGAGGAGTAGGATAAAATGGTTGCACAATCCGGAAAAATAAGTGATACTACCACACTTCTTGAGAGCCTTTCTCCAAATTCGGATTCTATAAGTAGGGCTAGAGGCGATGTAAAGATATTTATTGTGTATAAAGGAGATACAGTGCAAATTCCTGTAAATCCTTCAGACTTAAAAATCGCTACTCCGGGAAATAATAAAACATACCCTATTGTATCATTAGGAGAAATAAATGTTTTAAAAAATCCTAAATTAAGCACGATTGGATTTAGTTGTTTTTTCCCAACAATAGAAACACAGAATTATCCATATGTGCTAACAGGCAATTCAGAACAAACTTTTTATACTGCATTAATTAAGCAAATTTTAGATAGGCAAAATAAAGCACAATTTCATGAACCTTCATTTTATGTAAGTTTATTTAGTAAGATTAGGGATAGCAAAGAACCTATAAGGTTAATTATTACTGGACTTGCTGTTGGATTTAATAAACTTGTATCTATTGAAAAATTCGATTATGATTGGAAGGAAGCAGATCCCGATCCGTATTATGATATCGAATTTAAGGTTTATCAGATTTATGCAGTTAATAACGCTACTGTTGATGAAGATGGTACAATAACTGTTGATACTGGTGGATTAAGAACAGATGAATCCGAGGCCTTAACAATGGGGGATGAAGTAAGTGTGACAGGTACAATTTATAAAGATCCAGCTATGCAGTTTGTAGATAGGTATGTTAAGAATAAAACTGGCTGTTACGTAAATCTTTTAGATTTCGATAATAATGGAGCAATCCATATAACTGATAATGAAGATCGTTGGATTGGTTGGGTATCCGAAACAGCGGTAAATAAAATATCGGGTATACTGTAATGAATATTTTATTAGCTGTACAACTTCCGAATACTAAAGTTTTTGAAATTTCTCAAGTTGTCTTTGATATATCTTGGACAACGACATTGCTAGAACAGCCTGGAAAATTAAGATTCTCCGTACCTAATAATATTGAATTAATTTTAGAATTTGCAACCACAGTTAATTTAAGAATTGACGATATACCAATTTTCTATGGATATGTTGTTAATATGACAGCTTCTGAAGATACTATTACTTATGAAGCCGTTGATCAAGTTTTTTATTTAAAAAATAAAGAATCCTATGTCTTTTCCGGAAAGACAGCAACTCAGATTTTTAAAGCTATTTGTGAAGACTGGAAATTTACTTACAAAATAGTTGATGATTGTTTATGGGAAGTTTCTCCACGAGTTCATGATGGAAAATCCTTGTATTCAATAATTAATTATGGATATGATGAAGCTTTAGTGAATATACAAAATTGGTTTATTCTGAGAGATAATTATGGTACATTAGAACAAATCAGTTTATTATCAACAAAAACAAACTACTACATTTCAGACGATTTAAATATTACAGGTTACAATTTTAAGAAAAACATTGACAGGGATTCATATAATCGTGTAAAATTAGTACAAGACAATACGAAAGAAGGAGTTCGTAAAGTTTATGTGGCTCAGGATGATGAAAATCAGCGTAAATGGGGCATATTGCAATATTACGAAAAAGTAGATAAAACAGCAACAGAAAATCAAATCAAACAAAGAGGCGATGCTCTTTTAAAGGTTAAAAATAGGGAATTAAAATCTTTAAGAGTTGAATGTGTTGGTTTACCCTATTCTTTTAGAGCTGGAAATTGGTTAACCGTTAAATTAGACCCTTTGACTAAAGCTGGTTTCGTTAATATGCAGGAATATATTGCAACAGATTGTTCGCACACTTGGAAAAATAATGAGCACATAGTTAAATTAAATTTAAGTCAATATAGTTTGGATGTAGGTGTTTAATATGGAAGATTCTGGAGTTGTTCGGATTCTAAGTATAACGCGAAAAATGGTAAAACAGAGAGCTCAAAGTTCCGATATGTCTGATTGTGTATACGGAACAGTGCTTTCTGTTTCTCCTTTAAGTGTACAATTAGATTCGAGAACGACATTAGGTGAAAATCAATTAGTTGTCGGAGCTTTATGTAAGGAAACAATAATTAAGATTCCTTTTCCAGAAAAAGGACAAGTAAAACATAAACATCAAGCTATTCATAATGGTATGCACAATACCACAGAAGAGCTTCCTGAGATACAATTATGGCGTGGCTTGAATCCCGGCGACAGAGTTATTTTAATTAGATTTAATAATGGACAGAAATTTTTAATTCAGCAAAGGGTGGAGGGAATACCATGATACCCACAAATCGCAATATTATTGTAAATCAAATAGGGCAAAATGAAGTTACAAGAACCTATAAGGTTGATAATTATAATAAACGAATTATAGGTACAACAGATGGACAGCCTGCTATTGAACAAGCAATAATGAAAAATTTCGATACTGAAAGATATGCTTATGTTATTTATTCTAAAAATTATGGAATTGAATTAGAAAAGTATATCGGTAAAGATTTTGATTATATTCAAGCAGATTTACAGAGAGCTTTGGAAGATTGTTTATTAGCGGATTCTCGAATTTATGCTATTAGTAATTTACAGTTTACGCAAGAAGGACTTGACTATATGTCAATTACTTTAGATTTACAAACTGAATCTGGCGTATTGCCAATAACTTTGGAGGTGAAAAAATGAATGTTTTAAGCGAATATCTGCAAAAATATACTTATGATTATATTTTAACGGAAGCATTAAGTAAAGTTCCAGATAATGTTGATAAACGAGAAGGTTCGATTATTCGAGATGCTTTATCACCATGTTGTTACGAAGCCGCAAAACACATATTATATTTAGCTGATATTATCGAACAAACATATATCGAAACTGCAAATGGATTATGGCTTGATGGGCGTGTAATAGAGGGGGGTATAACTCGAGATCCCGCAACATACGCTAAAAAATTAGGAGTATTTAAAACACAGCTGGATGAACCTTGTCAAATTTCTATTGGACAATCTTTTTCAACCGTTGGAGATACTATCTTAAATTATACCGCAGTACAGGTATACACAAATGAAGATGGTGATGTAGTACCCGGAAGTTATGTTATGCAATGCAATACTGTTGGTAGCGTGGGAAATAGTTATATAGGTAGAATCGTTCCTAATGATTATATTGAAAAGTTAGCAAGTGCTGAAATTACTACTTTACTTTATCCAGGAGAAGAAGAAGAATCAGACGATTCTCTAAGAGAAAGATTTTTAGCTAATTTAATGAAAACAGCGTTTGGCGGTAATATTGCACAGTATCGGCAATGGGCTAAAGAAATTCCGGGCATTGGTGGTGTTCAAGTTTATCCTGTATGGGCAGGCGGAGGAACTGTAAAGTTAAGTATTATTGATACAGATTACAATTCTTGTTCTTCAGAATTTTGTCAAACTATTTTAGAAAAATTCGATCCGGAAAATTCTGGCGGGGAAACTGGTTTAGGTTTAGGTATTGCTCCCATTGGGCATAAAGTAACAGTAAGCACTCCATTACCTAGAACAATTAATGTGTCTGGAAAAATCACTTTATTGCCAGGATATAAATTAGAAACTTTGATGCCTGATATTAAAGCTGCTTTAGAAAATTATCTTTTGTCTTTAAGAGAAGCTTGGGAAAATAGTGACGATGAAAATAATTATTCTGTAACTGTTTATTTAGGTAGAATTAATTTTGCTATTCTAAATGTTAAAGGTGTATCTAGTGCCTATGAATTAAAATTAAATGAAACAGACACAGATATTAAATTAACAGAAACAAGTTCATTACAAGAAATTCCTGTATTAGGTACGGTGAGTCTAGATGAACAATAGGTATGGTTTATACAGAACTAGAATTGGTCGTTATTTTCCTCGTTATTATGAAGGTATTTTAGAAACAGATGAATTAATTAAAGTTGAAAATGATATTTGGAATAACTTATACTTGTTATTAAATAAAGCAAAAAATAATCAATTTATTGCATACGCAGATGAAGATGGTATTTATGCTTATGAACAATTATTCCAAATAGTTGCAGATCCGGAAACAGAAACATTGGAGGAAAGAAGATTTAGATTATTAAATAGGATACAAACATTATCCTATTATACAATGATTTATCTTCGTCAAAAATTAGACTCTTTATTTGGAAAAAATAATTATGAAATAGAAATGGATTATCCGAATTATACCTTATACATTAAAAGTAATGCTTCTAATTCTTTTATTTATAAGGAAAGTATTGCTACTATAAATAAAATAAAACCTGCAAATATTGTATTTATCAATGTTCCATTTATTCCAACTACAATTGAAGTTGGCGAAGAAATTTATCAACAAAAATGGTGGTGGAATTATATTTTAGGTGGTAAATGGAAGGTAGGTCAAAAACCTATTATAAGTGTTCAAGAATTAGCAAAATTAAAATCTGAGGAGGTGCAATCCTTGACTCCATTAATGCTTAATAAATTAAAAACATTTACAGGGGAAGAAATACAGGCAGTTCTTATAAATGATACTTATAAGATAACAAATTTTGTTCAAAAAATTATTACTGGTGGGTATTTAAGGATTCAATATAATATTGAAAATTGGGAAGAAATAAAATTAATCACTAATATTAAATTTTTAGATGGAGAAGATTTAATTCTTTCTAATGACCCTGTTTATATTCCTATTGCTTTAGATACTATGATTGAACATCGAATTAATATTCGGGAGGTTGGAACAAATGGCTAATAATATTGTTATGAAAATTACTGATTATATCGCTCATTTATGGCATGACACAGATAATGACATTGTAATGGCTGAAAATGTTAATGGTTGGGAAAATACATTGCAACAGCATGCAGAATTTTTAAAAAGATTTTCTTGGCAACCGAATACAGCATATCCTAAAAATTCTGTGTTACTTTATCCTTTTGGATTGCATACTAAATTAGTATCTAAAAATGCTGGTACAAGTGGAAGTAATGAACCAACATGGTCGGAAGCAAGTGGACAAGAAGGTTCCAGAACGATAACAGATAATGATATTATTTGGGAAGAACAACCAATTCAAGTATCTGCAGATACTACACCAATAGGAACGATTAAACAGCAATTATGGAATAGCGCTCCTCCAGGATACTTAAAAATGACACAAAGTTATGTATTAAGTAGATCAAAATATTCAGAATTATGGAATGTTGTTAAAACTCGTATGCCTTTAACGACTGAGGTTGAATGGCAAAAAATGTTAACATTAAATAAAACTTCTGTTCCATTTTTTTCTAGTGGTGATGAAAGCACAACTTTTAGAACACCTATATTATTGGATGATATAACAGCTTCTGATAGTATTAGTTTTGTTAAAGAAGAAAAAACTAATATTGTTGGAAATTCTTCTTCTTTTGCTTTTAATTCTGTTGTTACTGTTGGTTCTAGTGGAACAGCCGATACAGATTTAATTATTATGGCAATAAGTTATGATAATACAACTATTAACGGATATGTAAGTGGTGTAAATGTAATGCACACCGCAGGCCGTTCTAAATATGGTCAAGGCGCTACAAGTATTTCTTTTCCTGTTCCTAAAGGGGCTAGTTGGAGTGTTTCAGGCGGAAGAACTATTTATGCTTTAAAAACAAAATCAATTAATAATACAGGAACTTCGACAGTTATTAAATCTGCTAAAGTTGGTATGCCTTATTATTTAAGATCCTTAAATTTATAAGGAGAAATAATAATGATAAAATTTAGAATATTTAAACAAAGATTGAGTTATTATGGAGATTCTGAAGTTGTTGCAGATAGTAAGGGTTATTTAACATTTACACTTGAAACCTCTGAAGATTGGGCTAATTATGTAGGTAAGACGGTACAATTTACCAAGAACGGAAAAACTTACAATGTAACCAACATTTCAGATGGCGTAGAATATCCAGTACCGTGGGAAGTTTTAGTTGGTGCAGGAATAATGCAGGTAAATGCTTTTGCCGTATCTATGGATAACAAAAGAGCAACAACTAATGAAATCGATATAGAAATTATTGATAGTGGGTTTAATGAGGATAGTCTACTTCCTGAAGATCCTACTCCGGATATATTTGAACAATATGTTCAACAAGTTCAGGAAAATGCAGATAAAGCTGTTAAAGCGGCTGATGAAGCTAAAAAGGCACAAGAAGCCTCCCAAAATATTAAAAATCAAATTGATGTAATTTATCAAAATGTTAAAGATGTTAAATCAGATATAGAAGAGTTACTTCATAAAGTTCAGGAATCAACAAATACAGCTTATCAATACGCAGAAGCAGCTAAAACTTCTGCAGAGGCGGCTAGTAAGTCAGAAACAGAAGCTGGACGTTATGCTGGTGAATCTAAAATATATTCACAAAATGCTAAACAATCTGAAACAAATGCTAAACAATCTGAAACAAATGCTAAATTGTCAGAGGAAAACTCTAAATTAAATGCAGATAAAACACAAGCTAATACAGAAATAGTATTAAGCACCAAAGAAAGTATTGATACTATTTATGCCGATATTCAAACAAGACATGAAAATATTCAAGAAATTGAAAAAGATCTTACGAATAAAGCTGAAAATGTAAATATGCAATATTTGCAAATTCAGGAATGGTATGAAAAATTTCATCAGGCTGCAAGTTACCTCGAATTTACAGATGAAATTTCAGAAGATTTATGGGTCGCCGATGGGGATACATATACAATCGAAATTTATACAAGTGGTAAAGCAATTTTAAATATTCAAATGAAGGACGAAGCTAATAATCAATATATTAGAGTGCCTTTCGTGGATATGGAATTTAATACTATGACTGATAAATCAGTTACATTAAGAGCAATTTATCCTTTTGCAGGTAGATTATGTATTTATGATTTAGTGGAAGGAGTTACTGAAAATGTTTGAGAAAATAACGAAAACATTATCCGGACTGGCATTTATCAAATATATAAATAGTTTAATTGATTATGTAAATACCAGTGATATTGATGCCACTCGTATAAAAGGACAATTAGATATTTCTAATATTCCTCCAGCAGGCTTGGATAATGTTATAAAGGTTGATACTGTTACAGATATGCTTGCTTTAACTGTTGATGATGTTCAAAATGGCGATACTGTAATGATAATAGGAGTTACTCCTCCAGTACAATATCAAGTCGTAGATGATACTAAATTAGGCACAATGGACGCATTTCAAGAATATGCAGCGGGTACAGCAACAAAAGCATTAGCTGATATTAATGGCAATAATATTCATACGACCTATGGCAAATTAGCAGGCAATAACACATGGACAGGCAATAACTATTGGAATGGTAGTGCTATATTTAATTCAAATTTAAACATACGGGGCAGTGCTACCAATCCTGGTGATTCATCAACTTATTTATGGCTCGGATTAAAACCTGAAGGTAGTGAACAAACACCTTCTATAGCCAGAAACAAACAAGGTGATTTAGTAATGTATGCCGCTGATTATAGACCTTGTTATTTAAGAAGCGGTATTCAAACATCCTTTGCTAGCGTGTATAAATCTGATGGCACAGTAGAATTCAGTTCGTTAAATAATACTCCGTGGGGTAAATATACTAATGCAAATGGACTGGAATTGACAGTAAACAAAACTCCTACAGTAAATACTGATGTATCGAATAAAAAATATGTAGATGATAGTATAGCTAACGGAGATGTAAATTCGGCTAAATATTTAAACATAACGAATTTTATCCCTTCAAATAGCGATTTTAATGATTACAAAACTCCTGGAGAATATCAAGTACAAAGCAATACAGAAGCAAACACAATAGCAAATCTCCCCACTAGCTATAATGATGCAACGCCAAGGGGCGGTGTATTAAGTGTATTGATTGGATTTAATGCCCCTAGAACAAGTTTAGTCCAGATTTATCGAACTTATGGGAGTAGTTATGTAGTTTCAAGAACGTATCAACGCTGTTTTTACCATGAAAATAGTAGTTGGACTGCATGGCAAGAAATTGCTTGTACTGATGAAGTAGGCTTATTAAATCAAGCAAATACCTTTACCGCTTTAAATACTTTCAGAGCAAACATTGCTGTATCAAACGGCACAGCGGCAGGTAGCAGTGGTACTGTAAATTTTGGTGTTTCTCCGACAGGTGAAACAGTACAAGCAAGAATTGGAACAGATAATTTAGGTGGACTATTTTATCACGCGAGCACAAATCAACCTCATGTATTTAGAGTTGGAACGAATAATAATGTGTTTGTCATACGTGACGATAATACAAAAGTAGCTTTTTCTAGCAATAATAAGCTCTTTGCAACGGTCACACATGATGGTGTTGCAAAATGGTTAGGTAATGCTAATACAGCAACAAAAGCATTAGCTGATATTAATGGCAATAATATTCATACGACCTATGGCAAATTAGCAGGCAATAACACATGG